GCAACAGCCGGCGACATTCGTGCCATGATTGTGTCAGGTCCTCCAGGCGTGGGCAAGAGCTTTGGCGTGGAACTGGAAATTGACAAGGCCACCATGTTTGATAAACTGGCGGGCAAACGGCTTCGTGCAGAAGTTGTCAAAGGTTCAGCCACCCCAATTGGCCTGTATCAGACTCTGTACAAGTACTCAGATGAAAACTGTGTGCTGGTGTTTGATGACTGTGACTCAATCCTGTTGGATGACGTTGCACTGAACTTGCTGAAAGGTGCTCTAGACTCAGGCAAGAAGCGTAAAATTAGTTGGTTGAGTGAAAGCTCGAGCCTGCGCCGTGAAGGCATCCCAGACAGTTTTGAATTCAAAGGCAGTGTGATCTTTATCACCAACCTGAAGTTTGACAAAATGAAATCGCAAAAATTGCGGGATCACCTGGATGCACTGCAAAGTCGCTGCCATTACCTGGACTTGACGCTGGACACCATGCGTGACAAGATTCTGCGTATCAAACAAATTGCCAGCGATGGCGTGTTGTTTGCAGACTACGACTTTGAGCAGTGCCAGCAAGACGACATCATTGAGTTCATGAACACCAATCAGACTCGACTGCGTGAAATGAGCCTGCGCATGGCGCTGAAGGTGGCGGATCTTGTCAAGAGCTTTCCGGCAAAATGGCGCTTGATGGCAGAGACCACATGCATGAAGCCAGCACAATGATAAGAGTTTTCTGGGCCTAGGTTGGCTCCTGCCCAGATTTCACAGTCGCCCCTAAAAAGGCGACTGTTTTTTTGACTTTTGTATAGATGTGTGTTACTATATACAGTATGACATCTTTCATTCCCAATCGACCAGTAATAATAGAATCACCTAGAGGACTATATCATTGGGCTCGTATTTTTAATCGATTACAAAGAAACTTTTTTGTGGAATCAGTGCAACTCAGAAGAGAAAAACAGATTGAAGATTTTATAAAGCTCAATGGTTACAAAAGAGTAAAATTTAAAACGGACACCGATGTATTCACTGAAATTGTTGATGTAATACAATGCGGCAAGAGTTCAGAAGCAGAACTAGTTGTCATAACTGATCAAAAATTCAGCAGACACCCGTGTACGGTATTGATCGAACAAATAAAAAATCAATTAGAACGTTGTTCTCAATTGTATCTATGTCTTAACAGACACTATGTCAACATTGACAACAGTTATTGTGATGCTGCCCTTGATCAGAATTTCAATTTAGCTATTTCGCAATGGCTTAAAAAACAATTGCCTGGTTATGATATTGTGGATCTGAGTCTAGACTACCTGGACTGTGGAACAGCGTTTACCTGGGCAATACCAGACAGGCATTTTTTTATTAGAAAATTATGAGCAAAATTATTGAATTTTTTGACCAGGCTGTTGAAAAAAGCAACTGGAAAACACAATATATTCGATATAGATTAGGCCGACTCAAACATCAGTATTGGCTGTGGAATAGAAAAAATCTAACTCGTGCAATCATTGATGAGTATGATTATGCAATAATGAAAAATTGTCAACCAGGGCGTACTGCATTTTTTGGTAGTGCAGGATATTACATACGAGATATATTTCCTGATGTACACGTGATTGAGATGCACCCGGTGGTCAAAACCTTTTACCCTGACGCTTATATTTGTACTGATAGATCGATGCTGCCAACGGTAGTGCCATTTCTAGTAGACAATTTTGTTGTGGTAAACAATCGTGCAGACCATTGGGTAACTGTACACGGGTTAACAGAACACCTACGCAACTACTCATCAGTGATGAATCCAGGTTGCAGAGTTTTCTACAGTTTTAGAGACACACAAATACATGTTAATCGACTGACTACTGACTTAGAATCTCACTTTTTGGATTGGGCAAAATCCTTGAAACATATTCTTGGGCTAGAGTTGGTATGGCACAGTGTTGATTTTACCAAAAAACTTCCTGATTCCAATGGATACTATGATCAACTTGAAAACCCAGATACCACTAACGGCAACTTGAAATTTTGGTTTGTATATAAAGGAACACCATGGACACCAACTCTTTGAAAATTGTGTGTTATACTGGCGGCACCTGCGGAGATTTGATATCAGCACTGATTGACCCAACGGATTCAGAGTTTCAGAATAACACATTGATGCATTCAGTTGATCGACAACGTCTTAAAAAACCGCACATGTTTGTCAATAATGAAGACAAAGATCAGTACATTGCAGACATATCGGATTGTTATCTCAGTATACCAAGTCATGATCTTGATTATCATGTACTACGCGGCCACAAATTTATATCAATTACAGTGCAAGATTTTACAGTTGCCATGTGGGCTGCACAAAGATTTAAACAACTACACAGATCACATGTGTGGCAAGAAATGCAAGCAAAGTGCGGTGCCAGCACAGTTGAAGACTATGCACAAATGTTGATAGACTACTCTAATATGGTTGCAAAACACACCAACAATGTTGTACAATTAGAAGACATACTCAAAGGTCAAGCAATCAACTCTTTGGAAAATTTAGGTATTAGCATACCAAACAAAAATCTGTATCAGTCCTGGTTAGATTTGCAAAATACCCAAAACATATCATGAAACAATGCACCATAGTAATTCGAGATGAAGTCAACATCAAGATAGAAGGACTTGATCTGGATTGCCGCAAGGCTCTGGTTAATGCTTTCAAGTATGAGAATCCAGCGGCACGTTATCTGCCCGCGGTTCGACTGGGAAGGTGGGACGGCAAGATTGCCTACTTTCAACTAGGTGGCAGCACCTATGTAAATCTCTTGCCCGAGATCATGCCCATACTTGACAAGTTTGATTATAGTCCGGTGCTGGATGATCAACGTGAGTACACTACGGTGTTTGACTTTGCAGCAGTGTCTGAAAATCATTACAGTCATGTGCTATGGCCTAAAACCCATCCAGCAGCAGGCGAGCCCATGGTGCTGCGTGACTATCAGGTGGAGATCATCAACAAGTTCCTGACCAATCCGCAGTGCATACAAGAAGTGGCCACAGGTGCAGGCAAGACCATTATCACAGCAGCCTTGAGTGATGCAGTCAGTGCCTATGGTCGTTCAATTGTGATTGTGCCCAACAAGAGTCTGGTAACGCAGACCGAGGCAGACTACATCAACATGGGTCTGGATGTGGGTGTGTATTTTGGCGACAGAAAAGAATACAATCGTCAGCATACCATATGCACCTGGCAGAGTCTCAACAACATGATGAAGCTGACCAAGACTGGCGAAGCAGAAATAACCATTCATGAGTTTATACAAGATGTGGTGTGTGTGATTGTGGACGAAGTTCATATGGCCAAGGCTGATGCACTCAAGACCCTGCTGACCGGAGCCATGAGTCAGATTCCCTTAAGATGGGGGCTGACCGGGACAGTGCCAAAAGAACTGTTTGAAAGCCAGGCCCTGTTGGTCAGCCTAGGTCCAGTGGTCAGTCGACTCAGTGCCAGTACCTTGCAAGACGCAGGTGTGCTAGCACAGTGCCATGTGAACATTGTGCAACTGGTGGATCATGTGGAATACGCTGACTATCAAAGCGAGCTCAAATATCTGCTGGAGGAGTCTGGACGCTTGGACACCATGGCTGAACTGATACGCAAGGTAAACGAAACAGGCAATACTCTGGTGTTGGTAGACAGGACTGAATGTGGACGACAACTGGTAGAACGCCTAGGTAACAAAGCAGTGTTTGTGTCAGGCGCTACCAAGTCAAAAACCCGCCAGGACGAATACAACCTGGTGGCCGATGCCACAGACAAGATCATTGTGGCCACCTATGGTGTGGCTGCTGTGGGTATCAACATACCACGCATCTTTAATCTTGTGCTGGTGGAACCGGGCAAGAGCTTTGTGCGTGTGATACAGAGTATTGGACGTGGTATTAGAAAAGCTGAAGACAAGGATCATGTGGAAATCTGGGATATCACCAGCACATGCAAGTTTGCCAAGCGTCACCTGACCAAGCGCAAGGCCTTTTATAAGGAAGCCAACTATCCATTCTCAGCAGAGAAACTAGAGTGGATGAAGATCAAATAATGGGCACAGATTTTCTAGTAGACGATGGAGTGTTTATGCCCATGCTAAACGATACCGGACGAAATCAATTTTATAAACAAGCATTAGATCGCGCCGCAGCAGGTCAAGTGGTTTGTGACATTGGTGCTGGCACTGGGTTTTTGAGTGTGCTGGCGTTACAAGCAGGTGCGTCACATGTGATTGCTGTAGAGCGGGATCCGGGTAGATTTGCATACTTGAATCAGACTATAAAAAATCTAGAACTTGAAGATAAAATAGAAACCCACTGTGTTGATTTCTTAGACAGTGATATCCAAGCTGATGTTTATGTCAGTGAAACAATCAACACACAGATATTTGGCGAGGATATGGCTCGACTCAGTAATCATGTTGCACATCGTGGCGGCCAATTTATACCCGCCGGGGTTAGAATCTGGGCTGAAGTCTACACTGATCATCCGGTGTTTGTGCTGGACCTAACGCACAATGAATCTTACGAGTTTGACCCAGGAATTGGTATAGATTCAGAATTTGTCAACAGCGTCAACTTGGACTTTCAACAGCAATACAATTTACAACAAACTGTGTTCAAGGCCAATCAGTTCACCCGACTGTTTACCATGCTTGATCGTTTTACAGATCTAAGGCTGAACAAGATTGGTGAAACTACTCCAATCACTGTGAATTTTAATCATCACAACAACGAAAGCAACATTGAAATTGTGATACCCAACAGCCAGGTACCCATGGGAATGCCAATGGTAGTGTTGAAATGGGAAATGTTTTATCAAGATATTGTACTGCACAGCAACAAGTGCTGGTTTGGCAATGTCGCCAAAAATATACGTGATCAGTTTCGCACAGGCAATGACATTGTGTTTCGTTATGATCCTGCAATACGCAACTGGAGATTGAGCTACTAGGCTTGACTTTTCTTCTAATATAAATTATAATACTACTATGCGAATATTAACATTAGACAATACATTTTATGACTTGAATCATCTACCTGAAGAAGTGGATGACATGCGATTTGCTATCCTAGACAATAGTAATCCACAAGACCCGGACTATCACTTTATTCCGCTGATATTCCTGGAAAGTTTCAACAGTCCTGCACTAGTCTTGCGCATTGGCAACACCACAATCAAGATGCCCATGGACTGGCAAATACTCATAGGTGAACCAGATGTGGGCGACCTAGAGGTGTTACCACTCACCAGCATCAATGATCGTGGCTTCAAGGTGTTTCAATTCAATCCACTAACCAGTTTCCGTCCCAGCTTTCCGGACATTGAAATACTGGATGTGTACCATGAAGTAACATGGTTTGCACCCAAACTCAAGAATGGGCAGATGCTGGCCGTGCCGCTAAACGATGATGCAGAACCTGACTGTGTGTATTTTGTAAAAGACGTCAGCCGCAACTGCGAAATAGTTGACTACAACAAGGCCTGGTAGATATGGCTTACACAGAACCTGAAGTATTTCGAACAATCAATCGACTGGCTAGACTGTATCTGGAAAGTTACCCCGATGACCGCGAAGGCCTGGAGCGATTCCTGCGTTGGGCACATGTTCAGTACGGGTATCAGTATGGGTAGCCTTGTGCCTGGCGTGCCCTTGATCTACGAGCGTGTGGAAGGTACTGTGTACTCCAGACGTGTGGGCGAACTTGCTCGCACAGTGGTGGGACACGACCATGATCCCAGAACCAGTGATGGTAGACCCCTGTATGACCATTTGATGGAAGATAAAATGTGGGGCGAGATTCGGCGAACGGCAAAAACCAATCCCACTTTACAAGACGCTCTAGAACGTGCTATAATGATTTATCAACTGAGCAAGACCACATGAGTACTGTGCATTGTAAGGCGCCGTGGGTTAGTGTTAGTTACATGCCTGGCGGTAAGTTTGCTCCTTGTTGTCAATGGTCCGGAGATCTGTTCGACACACAAGAACACATGATTGATCATGTAGGCGGTGCTTTTCTGCGTGGTGAGATCCCAAAAGAATGTTCAAGTTGCCCGCCAGGACCTGACCGAAGTTGGCGATCAACGTTTGAACCATACCATACTGATTATCAAACCAGCAGTATACAATTCTTAGATTTTAGAAACAATAACTTGTGCAATCTAAAGTGTCGCAGTTGCGGCCCGTTGTTTAGTACCAGCTGGAGTTCAGAAGCCGGGCGTGAGATTATCAATGACTATGATTCAACTACTCTGGACAACATTGATCTAAGTCAATGCAAAATGGTGTACTTTGCTGGCGGCGAGCCCTTGATGAATCCACAGCATTATGAAGTTCTAAAAAGATTGATTGCACAAAGGGCCAGACCTATTCTGATGTACAGCAGTAACTTTACAGTGACTGGATATAAAGATCAAAAAGTGGCAGATCTATGGCAACACTTTGATGACATTCGCTTGCATGCTAGTATTGATGCTGTGGGCAAATATGCAGAAATTGTGCGCAGCGGTACGGACTGGTCCACTGTAGAAGACAATCTTGCATGGGCACAGAAATTGTCCAATGTTGAACTCAAAATTGCACCAGTAATCAGTGCTATCAATATTTGGTGGATCAAAGATCTGCTGGACTATTTTGATTGGGTAGAGCCTGCTAATTTTCAACCAGTATTGGCCAATGCTGACGGTATATGGGGAATTGGGTGTATCCCTACCAAATATCGTGAACCATTGATTGCTGCACTTGACCAATCAAAGTTTCGAGATCATGTCAACATGCAACGAGCTATAAAGATTTTGTCTGACCCTCTATTGACCAATCACTGGTATCAATTTTTAACACAGCAACTGGTACTGGATAATTATCGTAAAGAGCATTGGTTTGATAATGTACCTATCAAGCACAACATCTATGCTGAATCATTACAAATGGAATCTTGGGTGAAACAACATGAGTGATCGACTACACATTTCAAACGAGATGCGGATGCCAAGAACAGAGGCTTCTATGACGAACTTGACTCGGATGAACGCAAGAAATTTTCCACGTTTTTAATGTTGCGCTGGGGATCAGCAGTGGACGGTGCTCAGGAACTGCAAGAATACTATGTGCAGAGCTGCAATCACTATCTCAACAAGCACTTTTTTGACATAGGCCGCCATCCCAAACTGCAATGGTTGTGTGCCACAGCAGTAAGTCCAGGCATGGGCACAATGCGGCATCCCTGGATTGCTCCCAAGAAAAAAGTTGCAGGACTCAGTGCCAAACGCAAGGCCTTGATGGAAATATATCCCACCTACAAGGACGACGAGATTGATGTGATGGCCGAGTTGGTCACACAAAAAGAACTAGATGCATATCACAAATCCGCAGGTAATGTTAAAAAGTGATCAAACTACTGGTAGTCAACGGTTGTAGTTATGCCCAAGTCTATGCTAACGGTAATGGTCATATTGACCTTGCTCGCAGACTTGGCATTGTTGGCCATCACAATATTCCGCAGGCTGTGAGCCTGGGCATTGGTGGTAGTGCCAATAGTCGCATACTTAGAACCACACTCAAGCACAGCTATATCACTCAAGTGCCAACCTTGTATGTATTGGGCCTGACTTTTATATCCAGACTGGAACTGCCCATCTGCAATCCTGATAATGAATTTGAAGGTAGATGGGCAAACCCGCAAAATCAAGAGTTTCAATCCAGATGGCAGTATCAATGGTCTGCATGGGATAGTGAGCAGTTTGTAGAAACCAAACTCAAAAGCGAAGTGTATAGTCTTCTAGATCGCACAGAAGATCTAATGTATCGTGTGGTCAGCACAATTTCAGATATTCAAAATCGTGGACATCGGGTGCTGGTGTTTCAGCAGGCTGATGATTCATATCATGAGTATTTGGATGACTCTAGACTACGGTTGTTTCAACGACCAGAAATCATTAACGGATTTGCCTGGCGCTCTGTGGCCTGGCAGCATGCTCAGGGAGTTGAGCCCACAATTTATGCTGCCGGATCTCCGTATGTGCCGCCAGATATAACCCATCCTAAACCAGGCCAGCATCAAAAGGTCAATGAGTATTTGACAAACTACATACAAGAGCATAAAATACTAGCATGACACATGTGTGCGAATACTGCAAAAAAGAGTTTGTGAGAGAAACCTCTATACAGGCGCACATGTGCGAGCCTAAACGTCGGCGTCGCGAGCGTGACGAGCCCGGGCCAAGACTGGGGTTCCAGGCCTACATTCGCTTTTATGAAAGCATGTCAGGATCGGCCAGAAACAAAACACACGACACCTTTTGTGAAAGCAGTTATTATCGTGCGTTTGTAAAGTTTGGGCACTACTGTGTGAACACTCGAGTGATCAACCCGGAAAGATTCATGGCCTGGTTGTTGAAGAATAATCGCAAGATTGATCACTGGTGCAGTGACAAAGTGTACACAGAGTATCTGGTGGATCATCTAAAGGTGGAAGCCGTGGATGATGCACTCACACGTGCCATAGAGTTTGGCATAGACTGGTCAGAAAAAAACACCAGCCCTGCACATGATTGCATGAGATACGGCAATGCCAATGTGCTGTGTTACGCTGTGACCGCAGGTAGAATAAGTGCCTGGGTAATTTACAATTCAGAATCAGGGCAGAAGTTTCTGAGCGAACTAGACGCCACACAGGTTGCTATGATATGGCCCTATATTGACAGCGACGCCTGGCAAAAGCGATTTCAGGATAGACCCCAGGACCAGGCCTATGCCAAGAACATTTTGAAACAAGCAGGATGGTAACATAATGATCACCAGCGTTTACCCCACAAGTACATGGGTCACAACATCCAACCCTGTTGGACCATACATCAGTCCTGGTGCTGCCAGTGC